AAGTATTTGCTAGAAAGCCCATCAGCTGGTGCCACTTCTGCCGGCAACGTTGCAACATTAAACCGCGTAATTTTACCGGTGATTCGTCGTGTTATGCCAACCGTTATTGCTAACGAGTTAGTTGGTGTACAACCAATGACTGGCCCAGTTGGCCAAATTCACACTCTACGTGTACGCTATGCAGACAATGCAACAGCTGACTCTGTAGTAGCTGGTGAAGAGGCATTGAGCCCATTCAAGATTGCGGCTGCTTATTCTGGTAATGACAGTTCTACTGCCAAAGCCGCTAGCACAGCTACTCTTGAAGGTCAAGCAGGTAAGCGTATGTCTATTCAAATCTTGAAACAGACAGTTGAAGCTAAGACACGTAAATTGTCTGCTCGCTGGACGTTTGAAGCCGCTCAAGACGCACAAGCCCAACAAGGCATTGACGTTGAAGCAGAAATCATGGCCGCTCTTGCACAAGAAATTACAGCTGAAATTGACCAAGAGATCATTGCATCTCTAATCTCTTTAGCTGGTTCAGCTTCACAAACTTACGACCAAGCCGCTGTATCTGGTACAGCTACATTCGTTGGTGACGAGCATGCCGCATTGGCAGTTCAAATCAACCGTGTTGCTAACTTGATTGCTCAGCGTACACGTCGTGGCGCTGGTAACTATGCAGTTGTTAGCCCATTTGCATTGACAATCCTACAATCTGCTACTACCAGCGCATTTGCTCGTACAACAGAAGGTACATTCGAAGCACCTACAAACACCAAGTTTGTTGGTACATTGAACAATGCAATGAAAGTATATGTAAACAGCTATGCACAAGATTCAACAGACGTTCTAATCGGCTACAAAGGCGGTTCAGAGTCTGATGCTCCTGCATTCTATTGCCCATACATTCCATTGATGAGCAGTGGTGTTGTTTTAGACCCATCAACATTCGAACCAGTCGTATCATTCATGACACGTTATGGCTATGTTGAGTTGTCAAACACAGCAAGCTCACTAGGTAATGCCGCTGACTACTTAGGTCGCGTTGCTATTACTAGTGGTAACGTTAAATTCAGTTAATCTGAAATTAAAGTTAGAAGTAATATTAAAAAAGGACCTTCGGGTCCTTTTTTATTCTCGGCTAAATACATAGTAATGATTCACATGGTGTGAATTTTATGCGGAAATCCAACCGCGTACAGCCTAGAACGCTGTTATTTCTTAAGGAGAAACTAAAATGGGACGTCCTCTAAATCACAGATTTTTTGGTGACAACAACCAAAATGCAACAAACAACAACGAACAAACTGGCGGCGAAGGTGTAGCAAGTGTAACAGCACCAGCTGGTACATTAGGTACACTAGTAAATGGTACATACACCATCCCAGCGGCCAGTATCACTGCACCACAAATTGCTGGCGGTAAGAAAGCAGTGTTGAGTGTTGTGGTAACTGCCGCAACAACATATACAGTAACAGTGGTATCCCCAGGTACAGGTTACACAGCGGCTCCAACAATCACATTCAATGGCAGCGTTGCTGGTGGTACAGGCAGTGCTACTCCTGTGGCAACATTGACAACTTCTTCAGTTCCAAATGCATTATCAGTTCAAGCCATTACAAGCGGTTCAACTAATCGTACAAGCGGCAACGATATTATTCGTCAAACCGGTAGCAAGCGTTTCCAAGTTCGTACACAAGACGGTGTAGCAATTTGTAAATTAGTTCAAGCTACTCCAGCGGCAGTCGGCGAAATGGCCATTGTTGCAACTGACAGCGCAAGTGGAACATACTGGGTTAGAAAAATTACTAACCGTACAGTAGTATTGGTACAAAACAGTGGATCACAATTTGCTTCTGGTAAACCAGTCAAGTGGACATTGGGTTCTGCTGTAAACGGCGTATCAGTAACATTAGCCAACGCTTAATTAGGACTGGGGACTTAGGTCCCCTAACTATAAGGATATAGCATGTCAAGAGTACTAAAAGTCAGTCAAAGCAATTATAGATTACAGACCGCAAGCGGCGGAACTATAACATTAGATACCGGCACAGATGTTGGTACTGTAATTGTCACAGGTGACTTGGTAGTACAAGGTGAAACAACAACAGTCAATACAACTAACTTAGCTATTGAAGATAATATTATTGTATTGAATAAAAATCAAACTGGCGCAGGTATCACGCTTGCATCACCAATTAGCGGTAAAGCAGGAGTAGAAATTAGTCGCGGTACTAGACCTGCAGGACAGTTTTTGTTTGACGAAAATGTAAATCATTATGATTTTCCAAATACAACAAATGTAGGCGGAACATTTGTATTAAAAACTAGCGATGGTAAAAAAGCAGGATTACAAGTAGCAACAATAGTAAATGACGGTGCAAGTAATTTAGTTTTTGATATGCAAGCTACTAGCGGAGTACTAAGTGTTGCCAACAGCACAAACTATTATTTACGAGTAACACACGACGATGATATTCCTAACTGGAAAACGGTTACAAACTATGTTGCGGCTAGTAACGGTGTTGCAACGGTTGACCGTATGTATTTTCCTCCAGGAGCGTCATTTGGATCTGAAGATAGTAAGGTACAAGCATTTCAAACTAACATACAATTTTTTGTTGGCCAGCAAATTAGAGCAACAATTAGTCCTGTAGGTGTTAGTGTTAATAACATTAACTTGTTTACGGATACAATTACAAACACTTCGTCAAATAGCTTGGTATTAACTGCAATTAATAATAATGTTAAAATTGATGCTGTTTTAAATTTATCAGACCAAAGTTTGGATCCTGCTGTACCAGCTAACGCAACTAAATTATATTCTAAACCAACAGTGGGCCCAGGAAACTCTGGGCTATTTTTTAAAAATGTAAATATCTCAGACGAACTAGTATCTAGAAGTAGAGCAGTTTTATTGAGCATTTTACTATAAGGAAAGAACATGGCATTGACCTCAACTCCAATAGCTTACGCCGCAAGTTTACCAGCAAGTCCGGTTTATACTAGCAGTGGCAGTAACGCAATTACCAGCATGATTATTTGTAATTTATATGAATTTAATTCGGCTAACCCAACAGCAAATACTGCAAATGTATCGTTGTACGCAGTGCCAGCAGGTGTAACATTAACTGCAAATCATTTAATTGTTAATGCTGTTCCGGTAACAGCAGGCGAAACACTTAGCTTGGATCAAGAAAAATTAGTTTTAGCAAACGGAGATATGTTGTATGCTAAATCGAGTGTAGCAAGTACACTAGTAATGACCATAAGTACGTTGACAGTATAATGAGATTCCTAAGAAGACAAACTATTAACCGTAGAGCAGTGTATGATAATACGCTTTACGTAGACACGAACAACGCAATTGTAATGGGTAGCCAAAACAATTTAACATTGCCAAGCGGCCCAGATGGAACTAGACCATCTGTTCCAGTTAACGGTATGATACGTTATAACACAACGTCATTGGACATTGAAGTATATCAGGGTAGCACTTGGAGAGCGTTACGCTATAGAGAATCTGGCTCAATTACTCAACAAACATTAGGTATTGGAGACGGTGATACATTATATTACGGCCCGTTAAATCCAGCACCTACTGGAAATATACAACGCGGCTACACTTGGTCAGGCGCTAATTTGTTGGTACTAGTTGAAAATGTTTTACAATTGCATACTACTAACTATACAGTTGTACAAAACCCAACTTTTCCTTCCGAAGTTTATGTAGGAAAAACTAGCGTGAGTTCTGCAATTGGCAGCTCAACATTATATTTTAATACAACAGTATCAACATTAACGGCATCTGGAACAGGTACAACAGTTACATTAACGTTCACAACCGCAACTGTTGCACCGTTTGCTATTGGAGAAACAATCATAGTTGCCGGAGTAATTCCTTACACATATAACGGTTCATTTATTGTAACCGGGTCAACTGCTTCTTCGGTATCGTATGCACATACTGCTATTGGCGTTCAGACAACTAGCGGCACAATTGAAGCCGCAAGTACAATTTATCCTGCTGTGAATATCGTAGGAGCAACTTTAACTGGAAGTAGCGCAATTACAGGTAGAACAGTGTTAAGCTATGCTACCGATACAAATACTGGTGCATTAACTAGTGTTGTGTTAAGTGCCGCAACGAGCGGATCAATCATAGCCGCAAATACTGCAATCACTATTACAAAATCAAGCCAAGCAGGAACCGGATATTACCTGTATTTTAGTAGTCCTGTTCCTCCGGGCAAAGCTGTTACTGCACTAATTGGTTTTGACCAATAAGGAGTTAGCATATGGCTCTAACGCTTACAGGTGGTAACTTAAATGGCGGCAAAGAGCTAGGGCGTATTAGCGGTCCTTTATTATCAGCAGACCTACGTCGCAACGGTGTTAATCTTGCATTTGATACTGACAAATTATATTTAAATGTTGTTAACAAGTATGTTGGATTTGGAACTAACACTCCAACTAGAACACTTACTGCACCAGGCAACAGTCGTTTTGCCAGAACTAATCCTGCCTTATCTGATCTAATAGTAACCACGCAAGCTGATATTGGTAATCTTACTTTCAATGACACTGACAAGATACAAAATTTTACCAATAACAATATCACTATCAGCCCAGCGGCTGGGGATCAGTTAATTACTTTCAACGGATTAGGGTCAACTGGCTACTTTGCATTTTTAGACAATTCGTTAACTGGTACAACTAATACTGAAATAAACATAAGCCCAACGGGAAAAACCATTATTGGAAGTACTACAGTTGCTGCCAGTCTTAGTTTTTCAGGCAGTAACTATCTTTCACTAAGTGATGCCCAAACAATTGGCACCCAAGCGTTTACTTTTGAATGTTTCTTTTACAGCACTGGCAACTTTAGCTCGTCAATTCAGACCATACTGGGAGCAAATGCTCCCCTTGGAATGAGCATATTCTTTTTGACTAGCAGTATAATCCAAGTTGATAGGGCCATGCAAGACGCTATCTTATTCACCGTACCTACGATGTCTACAAACACATGGTATCATCTTGCAGTAACACGAGATAGCAGTGGACAGACAGCACTATTTTTAAATGGAACTAAATCTGTTAATAGCTATGTAACAGCTACAAATTATTCAGGAACAACCGGATATATTGGGTGGGTTTATAATACAGCATATAATTTTATTGGACAACTAACACAAATAAAATTAACTGTGGGTTCAAACTATTACGACCCAACTGCGGCCAGTATTTCAGTGCCCACAACAGCTTTGACCGTCAGCGCAAATACAAAGTTATTGTTAATTGTGGCCAACAGTGGAGCATTCCTTACAGATACTAGCGGAACACAAACAGTATCTAATATAGGCGGCGTAGCTTTCAGCACGTCAACTCCTGTTTTGTTACAACAAAATACCAGCGTCTTGGTAAATGGCAATTTACGTTCTACTGGAAATATTACATTTGACGGCAACATTACTTTAGGTAATGATGATACTGACAACATTACTTTTGCCGCAGATGTTAGCAGTAACATTATTCCTGACGCCACTAATACATACAAATTAGGTAGCAGTACAAAAAAATGGAATAATGTTTATTCTGAAAATTTAATTGTTACAGATCTACTTTCAACAACAGCTACCGCAGAAACATGGACACAAAACGGTTTAACAATAACTGGTAATTCTATTAGTGCTGGCATAGGCACATTTAAGATAACTGTTAGTGGCACAGGTAAAGTAAATTTAAATAATAAAATTTATATTAAAAATAATACTATTACTCACAATAATGCTATCGTACCTTTAGAGTTTGGATCTACTGGTATTGGTTATACTAAATTTGGCGGCACACGAGGACTAGTAATTCCAAAAGGCACAACACTACAACGTCCAGCTGCCGCAGAACTTGGGACTATTCGTTATAATAGCGATGTAAATTATATCGAAGTTTATGCCAATGTAAGTAATACTCAGGTAGTAAGTTTGTCAACAAACTCAGTAACAGCAACAGCCGGTGCAACCCAAATACTTACTACTAACACTGTGGGATTTAATGTGGGAGATTTCATATCTTCTACTTCTGATTTACTTGCATTTGCTGGGGGCACAATAATAACAGCAGTAGTAACAAATACATCAGTAACAATTAACACACCCTTATTAGCCACGCTTGCCGCAGGCAGTAATTTAACATCTCAACGCAAATGGATTCCAATTATTGGAACTAGCCCTGTTCTTAGTTCAACTGAGGTTGGTGCTATACAAGACATTTGGGCCCTTATACTGGGTTAAAAACCAAAATATAATAAATACTATTACTGTAAAGACTGACCAAGTTTTTACGATATTCAACAGTGGTAAACCCGCTATGTAAGGTGGTTATCCGTGAAACTCGGTGTACAAGGGAGCGATGATGGCTGTTGGTCGAATATCAGGTCCGCTCTTAAAGGATAATTTACTCCGTAATGGTGTAAACCTGGCCTTTGAGACGAGCCTACTTTACTTAGATGTTAAAAATGGCCGCGTAGGTATTAATAACGCCGCGCCCTTGTACCAACTAGACGTAGTCGGAACAACACAAACAACAAATATTGAAGCTGCCAGTCAGGCAAGTCTTGCATCATTTACATTAACTGGCAACACAATCAGTAGCACCAGTAGCACTATTAACTTTGTACCAAGTGGCGCAAACGGTGTAGTTTATCAAGGTCGTGCAACTATTGGAACACAGTTAGCCATGACAGGCAATGTAATTTCCACAGTTGGTACAAACGTAGATTTAATTATCAACACTACCGGAACTGGGCAAACCAAATTCAACGGCAATGTGCTAGTTAATGGCGACTTACATGCAACCGGTAGCATTACTGCTGATGGTAGTTTAACACTTGGCGATGCTAATACTGATAACATTACATTCGGTGGAGAAATTACTAGTGATATCGTACCAGATGTTAATAATACATATAATCTAGGTAGTAATCCATTAGCCAGCGGAAAACAATGGTTAAACATATATGCCCAAACTGGCAACATTGTAAATGTTAATGCTACAAATTTAAATACCACAACAGCTAGAACTTCTGCATTGGATTTTACTGGCTCAACAATCAGTACCATAAACACCAACACAGATATTAATTTAATATCAACCGGTACTGGCGGAACACAGATTGGTAATGTTAGATTTTCTGATAATAAAATTACCAATTTAGTAGCCGGCGCAATAACTACAATTGAACAAGTAACTCCATCAACTACTTGGACTGGAACAGTTGCTCAAGGAACTGCATTAACATTTAATGGGCTTATTGCTGGCACTACTTTATTTGTATCAACTGCGCCAACTGGAACTATTGTTCCTGGACAATTATTAACAGGACCGGGGGTGCAAGCAGGCACTTATATTGTAAGCAATATCAGTGGTACTGGAACTAGCTCAACTAGCCAATGGACTGTTAATAATAGTCAGGCCGCTGCCTCAACAACCATGACAGCAACCCCGTTAATATTAACAGCCAGCGCAGTAACCGGAAATATTTCTTATAAAATGGTTGTGTCAGGCGGCGTATCGGCAGGAACATATATTACAGGTTTTGGCAACGGCAGTGGTGGCGCGGGAACATATTACGTTACATTAACTTCACCCGTAGCATCGCCAACAGCAATGTCAGGAACACCATTAGGCGGTTATATAAAATTTACAGGAACTAACGGTGTTGTTATTCCAGTAGGCACAGTGGGTGCAAGACCAAGCCAAGCAGAAACTGAACAAGGTATGATTCGCTACAACACAGAATTAAATCTTGTTGAAATGTGGACAGGTAGTGCATGGTTCAGCGTTGCTGGTTCAGCCGCTGGTGTAACTGCCGACGTTGCAACAGATATTGGAATTGCAACTGCATTAATTATTGGATAAAACATGACTACATATTTTAGAACTACCGCACAAACAAACATAGGAACAACACCAGTAGATGTGTTAGTAACTAGTCCTTCAAACATTTATACTGTTATGGGGTTAAACTTAGCCAACACTACGGATTACGATGTGATTGTTGATATCACAGTTACAGATGCTGTGCCTAGAACTGCATTTTATATTAAACAACTAATTATTCCTCCGTATACTAGTGCCAAAGTAGTTACTAACGGAGAAAAAATTGTACTAGCAAACAGTTGTAAATTAACCATAACCAGTGATACCGCCAGCAGTATTGACGCTGTTGCCAGTTATGCTGAGATAGCATAAGGAGATTATTATGTCAGGAAATTATTCATTTGGAAGATCAAAAGAAGAACAAATAGGCGATCAACCAACCTACTTCTACGGTATTAAAAGAAATGATGACGGCGAAATTACACTTACTCGTGTTAACCAGTTGAGTCGATCAGATTCTATTTCAATTAACAATCCGGGTGACATTGATAATAACTACGAAGGTTTTGAAATTGGAACGGATTTCTTTGAAGGCAGAGATGTGTTTCATAATATTGTATATGAAAACTTATTGTATGAGCAATATCGTTGGGACGAACGAAATGTATACTATTATGTTGATCCGGTAAGTGGCCAATTAGTAGCCCGAATAAATACAAAATACACATATCCTAGCGGAATATCATCAACATAATTTAAGAGAGAACTATGGCCGATTTTAAAATAGCAAAAATTAGATATACCTGGAAAGGTACATGGAGCGGAACTACACAATATGTAAGAGACGACATTGTTTATTACGGCGGAAAATCTTATGTTTGTTTTGTAACGCACACTGCATCAACAACATTTCTTGCTGATTTAACGGCAGCTACTCCTCGCTGGGTATTGATGTTTGACGGTGGCTCTTGGAGAGGAGCATGGTCAACTGCTACTTTATACAACCCAGGAGACATAGTAAGATACGGTGGAATTGCCTACAGAGCACTTACAAGTCACACCAGCGCGGCAACAACTGTATTGGGATTGGAAGCTAATCAAGGCGCTTGGACTACTTTGGCCAAAACTGAAGATTGGAAAAATGCATGGACTACTTCAACACAATACAAAGTCAATGACATTGTAAAATACGGAGCACAAGTTTATCGTTGTGTGACTGCTCACACCAGTGCCGCAATACCGGAAGATGGTTTAGAGACTGATCTTAGCAAATGGGAATTGGTTATTCAGCAGGTTGAGTACAAATCCAATTGGACTGGCAGTACTCGATACAAGGTTGGAGATGTAGTAAAATATGGCGGAACTTTGTGGAAGTGCAATACCAGCCACACTTCTTTGTTAAGTGTATTTACTGTGTCTAATTGGGATGTCTATCTAGATGGCTTACAATGGGAGTCATTACCTTGGTCCCCAGTGACAACTTATCAGAAAGGTGATATTATTGGATACGGCGGGTATGTGTATCGAGCATTACAAATACACTCTGCACAACAACCGCAAGCAACAGCCAATGCTTATTGGGGATTAGTAACAGAAAACTACGAATTCCGAGGTTCATGGTCAGCAACTACTGTGGATCCAGTAGGTCCTTTAGATTATAGAGTTGGGGATGTTGTTAGATTAAACGGATACTTGTATTTGGCAATACTAGATAATACAGGTATAGAACCTCCTAATGCAACTTATTGGAAAGTATTAAATCAAGGCAATGCTTGGAGAGGGTTATGGAGATTAACAGATCCTGATCCAGTTACTGTTGGATTAACTGTTCCTGTAAACTTTAAACTTGGTGATCTTGCAACGCAAGGATCTACAACATACGAATGCAAACTAGCCCACACTGCATCAACTCCTCGAGCACCAGTAACTGATGTTGCAGGGTCTGGCACATACTGGAAAATATACATTGAAGGCACAACTACCAATGTATTGGCCAATCAAGGTGATATTGCCTGGTACGATGCTGGAGTTAAAAAACGTTTACCAGTAGGCACTGACGGACAGTTGCTACGTGCAGGCACAAGTGGTGCATTGTCATATAAATCATGGGGCGTTATTCCAAAAGTTTATTATGTTGCACCCACAGGAACAGACAATGAATTGTTGGGTTACGGGGTATCCTTAGACAAACCATTCCAAACAGTCAAATATGCATGTGAACACGTTACTGGACCCGCAACAATTTTTATCAAAACAGGAATTTACAGTGAAGTATTACCAATCACAATTCCTGCGGATGTGGCATTGGTAGGCGATGAATTGCGTAGCACGGTGATACAACCAACCAGCGGATACACTACCAGCAACATGTTCTATGTGCGCAACGGATCTGGTATTCGCAACGTGACATTGCAAGGACTGAGTGGAACATTGGGCTCATTTAATTCGTTCTTGACAAAACGTCCAACCGCAGGTGCATTTATAAGTTTGGATCCAACTGGTATTGCTATTACCGAAGCTAGAATTACAACCAAATCTCCTTACATACAAAACGTCACTGCCATTGGTACCGGGTGTACTGGATTAAAAGTAGACGGTGCAGTGCATGGTGGAGGAAATAGATCCATTGTGGCCAACGACTTCACAATGATTATCAGCGATGGTATTGGCTATTGGATTACCAATCGAGGCAAATCAGAATTGGTTTCTTGTTTTACCTACTACTGTCATATTGGTTATTTGGCAGAAAATGGTGGAAAGATTCGTGCCACCAACGGCAATAACTCATATGGAGACTATGGTGCAGTTAGTGAAGGGTCAAATACAGATGAAATTCCTATTACTGGCACAGTTAATAATCGTAGCCAACAAGCATCAATAGGATATACATTCACAAACGGCTCACAAATAATTGCTTTAGAATATACCAACGCAGGACAAAACTATGACACAGCGGCCGCATACTCATTTGGCGGTTCAGGATCAGGAGCAGTTGTTTCTGCAGCCACAGTTACTAATGGTGGAATTTTTGAAATTCGCTTGCGAGACCCACTCAACGGCGACAGTGCTGGCGGCAGCGGGTTTATATTTTCGCAAAGTTATGCACAAGCTGGATCTACAACTGGAACAATTACCATAGCAGCCGGCGACGGCAACACTCGAGCAAATTATCTTGGCATGAGAGTTGTTGTTATTTCAGGTAAAGGTGCTGGACAATACGGATACATACAGGATTACAATGCAACTACCAAAGTTGCTACAATATACAAAGAAACTGATGGTACGCAAGGGTGGGATCATTTCCTACCAGGCAGCACACTAGTTGTGTTAGACACCACAAGTCAATACAATATTGAACCTAGAGTAGTTATTGCCGCACCCTCCAGCGGTACTCAAGCCATTGCAAGGGTAACTGTATCTGGCGGCCGAATTGGCGGATTTAGAATTATTAATCCTGGATCAGGTTATAATTCAGGCACACCTCCAACAGTGACATTGATATCACCAGGACAATCTGCCGCAACGTATACTGTTCGAGTTGGAAATGGTGTATTGGGACAACCTACATTCAGTAATAGCGGAACAGCATATTTGACAGCAACTGCAACTGTGTCCGGAGTTGGATATGCAGACAGTTTTCAATTTGGTGCATATTTGTATGTTTCTGGTATCTCAGTAGTGCCTACACCTGGAGCAAACATAATAATAGTTGGAGTATCAACAGTGTTTCGATTGGTCACTGTAAGTCAAGTTAGTGGATCAGGTCCGTACAGTTGCAGACTGCAACTGAATCCAACACTTGAACTGAAAGATGCACCAGCACACGGAACCAGTATTCAAATTAGATCTGACTATAGTCAGAACAGATTAACAGGTCACGACTGGTTAGAAATAGGAACTGGTAATTTTTCAACTACCAACTATCCTTATGTGGATACTACTACAGTGCGCACTGGAAATCTTGCAGTGGAAAATGGTGGCGGCAGATGTTTCTATACAGCAACGGATCAAGACGGTAACTATAGAGTGGGTAATTTGTTTAAAGTAGAACAAGCCAGCGGTATTGCCACACTGAACGCCAGCTTCTTTGACCTAAACGGATTAACACAACTTACACTGGGTGGTATTGTGCTAGGAGGAACCAGTGCAACCATTACAGAAATTTCAACAGATGCAACACTACCATTGAATTCAGACAATGTGATTGTAACACAACGAGCGTTGAAATCTTACATCTCATCAAGAATTGGTGGTGGTGGCGCAAGTCTCAATGCCAACACTGTGGTGAGCGGACAAATTTCATTTAATCAAACTACAATTGGAGCCGCAGTTTCAAGTAACATAACAAATACTGATCCTGCAAAATCAATCAACTTTGCCGCTAGAGTTAATTTCACAGGCGGAGTGGACGGTAGTATGATGGCAAGTGCATTTTTTATAGCACAAAGCCGTGCAAGATAATTATTGATAAATAATAATAACGTTAAATTTGGAGTAGAAAATGGCAGAATTTAAATTAGGTAGAATCAGATTTGTATGGAAAAATACTTGGGCTGGCTCAACCGCCTATATCAAAGACGATGTGGTCCGCTACGGCGGAAAAACGTATGTTTGTATTTTAGGACATACTTCTACTTCTAACTTTTATACAGACTTAACAGCAAATTGGAATTTAGCATCCGACGGACAAGTATGGTTAGGTACTTGGGCCGGAACAACAGCTTATAAAATTGGTGACACTGTAAAGTACGGTGGAATCGTGTATGTTTGTAACCTTGGGCACACAAGTCAAGCTACACTTGAAGCAGATTCATCTAAATGGGATACTTTTGCATCTGCGTTTGATTGGAAAGATGCATGGGCTATTAGCACAGCATATAAAATTGGCGACATTGTAAAATATGGAGCAACAATTTACAGATGTAAACTAGGACACACTAGTGCAGGAACACTGGCATCAGGTCTTGAAAATGATCAAAGCAAGTGGGATGTACTTAATCAAAGTTTTGATTATAAAGGTACATTTGCAACTTCAACTAGATATAAAAACAACGATGTTGTGAAATGGGGTGCTGGTCTTTGGATTTGCACAGCATATTACACATCTGCTTCAACTTTTGACGATACTAAATGGAGCCAATTTGTTGAAGGTTTAGAATTTGAAGATACATGGAGTTCTTCGACTGCATATCAAGCAGGTGATATTGTCACATACGGCGGCTATACATACGCGGCCATACAAAATCATTCAAATCAAACACCATCAACTGCAACTGCATATTGGTCTTTGTTTAGCACAGGATTTTTATTCAGCGGCGATTGGACAACATCAACTGCATATAAAGTTGGTAACGTTGTACGATTAGGCGGATACACTTATCTAGCTACAGCTGACCACACAGCAGGAGCAGGAAATAAGCCAGCTAATACAAGTTTCTGGCAACAACTTAACCCAGGTTTTAAGTGGTTAGGTACTTGGACTACATCTACAGGTTATATTTTAGGCGATACTATCAAGTATAACAACAATTCGTATGTTTGTATACTGCCACATACTGCGGCTACTGGCAACCGACCAGATAATGATGTATCATCTACTTACTGGAATTTATTAACTGGCGGTGTCGAAACTGCGGTAATGACCACACAGGGTGATATTACATACTACGGTGGTAGCGGTCCTGCAAGATTGCCTATTGGTACTGACGGACAAGTGTTGCGTGTAACTGGTAGTAACCTTACTTGGGATACTTTTGGCGACATCAACAACGTTTATTATGTTGCTCCTACAGGCACTGATGCGGCTGGATACGGCGGAACATTGGACAAACCATTCTTAACAATCAAATATGCTTGTCAAGTTGCGGCTACTGGTACAGCATACACAAATGCCAATATACTAATTGGAAACAACATCAATTGGATACCGCGTGAAGTAGCTCAATATCAAGTTTATGCCAAAGCCAATAGTCTTGATGGATATACACCAGCTTCAGTATTTGACGCGGCAAAATCTTTTAGAGATTCTCAATTTGTTATTGACGCTATTCGCCAAGACATGACACGTAACAGCAATCAACAAACTGTTATTGCCGCATTGTCATATTTCAGCGGCCCGACAACTTTTTACAATGCCTCAACAGCCGCGGCAATGCCTTACATTATCACAGCTTTGAACAAAACTAGAGATTTGATGATTGCCGCAGTGACAAGAACTGCTCCAGCTAACAATTATCAAACTTTGACCAGTTTTACTCCGGCAGTTACATTTTCAAGTTCAGGATCTGCGGCCGAAGCCAATGCATCAGCTACTATCACTAATTTGATGGCTATTATAACAAATGCATTGACAGCACAAAGCACAGCTGGAATTCCAACACCAACTACTGGTGCATTTACATCTATCTTTATTAAGACAGGTACATACAGCGAAGTTCTTCCAATCAGCGTTCCAGAAAATACTGCATTGATTGGAGACGAATTACGTGGAACTGTGGTACAACCAGCAAGTGGATACACTACCAGCAACATGTTCTATGTGCGCAACGGATCTGGTATTCGTAACATGACACTACAAGGACTAAGCGGAACACTTGGTGCCGCAAATGCCTACGGAACTCAGCGTCCAACAGCAGGTGCCTATGTGAGTTTAGATCCAGGAACGGGTGTTGATGATGCAAGCGTTTGGATTTTCCGTCGAAGCCCTTACATACAAAACGTCAGTACATTTGGTACTGGCTGTACTGGTATGAAAATTGATGGTTCGTTACATAATGGCGGAAATAAATCCATTGTGGCCAACGACTTTACACAAATTCTCAGCGACGGTATTGGTTACTGGGTTACTAACTTAGGAAAATCTGAGTTGGTATCAGTGTTTACATACTATTGCCATATTGGTTATTTGGCAGAAAACGGTGGTAAAATTCGTGCTACCAACGGCAACAACTCATATGGTAAATTTGGTTCAGTGTCCGAAGGTGTTGACTCTAACGAAACTCCTATCACAGCCACAGTAAACAACAGAGCACTGCAAGCCATTGTTGGAAATACATTTACTAGCGGCAACACTATTCTTAGATTGGAATATACCAATGCTGGTAATTCATATGCCAATACAGGAACAGCTTACACATTTAATAGCCCAAGCGGTATTAATGCCAATGCAATTGGTGACGAAGTGCGTGATAACGCTGTATTTGAAAATAGAATGTTGACCAGTGGTGCAGGATATGTTAATTCTGTTAACGTTGCTCAATCAGGAACAGCAACTGGGGTCACTATTGCGGCCGCAGATACAGCAGTCAGCGGTGCATATCTTGGTATGAGAATTATCATCATCAGTGGAGTAGGTGTGGGACAAACTGCATACTTTACTTCTTATAGCGCAGGAACAAAAACTGGTATTATTGCAAAAGAATCATTTGCCACAGTTACAGCATCAGCAGTAACAGCAACTGGCGCATTGATTACTGTTCCAAGTACTGTGACCTTTTATGTTGGAATGCCAATCACATTTACTGGAACAACTATTGGTGGATTTGCATTGTCAACTGTTTACTATGTTGCCAATATAGATGCCGTAAACAACACCATTGGCATTGCTTCTATAAGTGGTGGCCCAGTAATTAGTTCTGGTTTGAGCAATCAAACTGCCAGTACCATGATTATACATGCCGCAGGCTGGGACCATGTTGTTCCTGGAACTGCGATTGTGGCAGGTTTAGATTCAACAACAACTTACAGTATTGAACCAAGAGTACAATTTACAGCTGGCTCATTTGCAACAACAGCAAGAACTCTACCAAGCACTGTTAAGTGGATTTCAACATCGTATGCTTCTGGTAATGGTCGATTTGTTGCAATTGCCAACGGTTCAACTGTGTCAGCAACATCTATTGACGGATTTAACTGGATTTCAGGAGGTGCTCTTTCTGGCAGCACAAACTGGGTAAGTTTGGCTTCTGGAACAATTAGTACAGTAACTTATCATGTGGCCATTGCAGGTGGCGCTGGTAGTACAGTTTCTGCATACACTACAACTGGTGGAGATTCTTGGTCATCAATGAGCAGTTTGCCAGCCGGCAACTGGACCAGCGTGGCATTTGGTAACGGACGATTTGTTGCTGTATCAAATGGCACTGTGAGTGCATTTAGCACAACTGGCACAGGATGGACAAACGGTGGCGGTATGGTTTCTGCCAATTACATATCAGTAGCATACGGCAGCGGCCCTGCTAAGTTTGTGGCCATTGCTGGCGGTAGCATTGGTACTTCACAAACTACTGCATATTCAGCTGATGGTGTGTCATGGACAGCAGGTACATTGCCAGCGTTGGCATACTGGACTAGCATTACATATGGTAACGGACGATTTGTAGCAGTGGCACAAGGTAGTACAGCAACAGCTTATTCTCTTGATGGTATTACTTGGACTACACCAGCAACATTGTTGCCGCAAGTGTCTGCGTGGAGCAACATCAAATACGGTCAAGGAACTTTCTTAGCAACAGCTGGAAAATTAACACCAACATTTACTGGTACAACTCCAGGTAGCAATTTGGTAAGTTTGAGTAGTACTGCTGGTTTGGCAACAGGCCAATCAATTGTACCATCGGTAGCCACAGTGACAACTACAACAACAAATGCAAACCGTGCATTGACATCATTAAGTGGTACATCTCGTATTGACTCCAACGGAATATTAAGCCCAGGTTTAATTAATTCAGGTAATGCTCTTGCAGTGGGTATGGTACTATCTGGTACAGGAATTACAACTGCTCAAAATATTACAATTACAGCAATGAGCGGAAATTCTACAGTAGTAACAGTGACTTATGCCACACAAAAAACTATTCCGTTTGTTACAGGACAAACTATTAGAATAGTAGGTGCTATTCCTACTGGTTATAATGGATCATGGACTGTTACTGGAACACCAACAACAAGTCAAGTACAATTTAACAGCAGTTTAACAACTACAGTTACTACATTTGGATTTGTTCAAAGTACTCCTACTTGGATCACTGGAACTACTGCGTTTACATCAACTGCAAGCAGTGTGTCAGGAACAACATTAACAGTGGGCGGAACAGTAACTGGTACTGTGGCACTTGGACAAGCTCTAAGCGGTAATAGTTATACTTCAAACTTCCAACAAATTATTGGAACAGTATTATCAATCCCAGGAGCAACAGTAGGAACTCCAACAAACGGTATGTATATTGGTGGCCCTAGCATTACAACTGGTACAACTATCACAGCAGCCGCTACTGCCAGCTGGTTTGCTGGTGTGGCCAAAGGAACTGATGTTACATTTACTGGTAGTATTAGCGGTAACGTACTAACAGTAACAAGCGCACCAAGCGGAGCTGGCTTAAACATTGGTATGATATTGAGCATCAGCACACTTGATCCTACTAGAAACAATGTCCTTGGCGGAAACTATATCACTGGAAACTTGACAGGTACCAGCACAAGCGCATCAAGTACATGGACTGTAAATATTCCACAAACATTAGCCAGCACTGCAAACATAGTTGCAACTCCAGTAGTTATGACAGTTAGTGCAGTAGGCGTAGGTTCTGTTGTGCCAGGCGCAGTGCTAAGTGGTCCTGCGGCAATTCCTCAAGCACAATCTCTCAACATCACCAGCATTGTAACAGACGGACTTGAAGTTAGGGTAAACTATGCTTCAACCGGTACAGCGGCATTTGCTGTTGGACAGCGTATTGACATTGCAGGTACAAGCGTTAGTGCATATAACACATCATGGGTTGTTTCAGCATGTACTGCAACTTTTGTACGATTCTATAGTGCATTACTAACCGATCTTGGAACTGGCGGAACTATTACCAGCTCGGCAGCATTTGTAACTGCACAAGTAACCAGCAGTGTAGCCGCAGTTGCTAGCCCAACGTTGACTGCAACAGGTGGTTTTGGTGTAGCCGGATTTAATCAGTTTGTTGTGAGCAGTGCTACAAGTATTGCCAACGGACAATTAGTTACTGGAACTGGAATTCCAACTAATACCTATGTGACCAGCATAGCCAGCACAACTGTTACACTGTCAAATAACTTTATTGCTGACGGTTCTGGAACATATAACTTCTACGCACCAGGTGCCGCAGGTACTTATTATATTACTCCAGCAACAACAGCAGCCGTCGCAGGCGGTACTTCATTCAGCGGATTAAGTTATACCCTAAGCAACAGTCACAACATCACTCAAACTAACACCATTTTTGGTAATAGTTTAACAGGTTATATTACTGCATTTGTGGGTGGATCAGGAGGCGCAGGAACTTATACTGTCAGCACTAGCTTTGCACCAACAGGTACCCTTGCAATTAGTGGTGTAAATTATCAAACCAATACAGCATTGGCAGTTGCGGCAACAGCAATGACGGCTACTAATAATACTATTAACGTAGCAAGTTCTACAGGGTTAACAGTTGGCCAAAATATTACATTCAGCGGCGGAGCAGCCGTACGTACTCCAGCTATTCAACAAACTGCTAGTAGCGGTAATTTAATTACACTAAGTAGCGGTACTGGTGTTGTACAAGGTAACGTAATTGTTCCAACTGCAACAATAGTGAATACAACAGCAACTCAAACAGCTAGCGGTTCAAACCAAGTATTGCTTGCAAGCGCAACCGGTATTACTGCGGGCTCTAGCTTGATTTTTACGGCAGTTTCACAAAGCACAACAGCTACAGCTACTACTAATGCAACTGTTTCTTTAACTGCAAGTAGCATAGATACACTAGGTGTTTTGACAGTTGGTTCAGGAACTCCTGTTGTTGGTATGGTGTTGACTGGTACCGGTGTTCAAACAGCACAGAGTATTCCAGTAACAGTATCATCGGGTTCTGGATCAGTTGTGACACTAACTTATGCAACACAAGGTGCTACTCCGTTTATTGTTGGTCAAACTATCACAGTGCGTGGTATGACTCCAACAGCATACAACGGCACATGGACCGTGGCCACAGCTTCGACCACACAAGTAACATTTAACAGTAGTGCAACTGGTGCATTGACCACAACTGGTACAATTATCAGTGAGCCATGCTATGTTGTAAACAACATTACTGGTTCATTATGGCAGACCAGCTTGTCTGCAACTGTTGCAGTTGCATCAACAACTATCACAGGTACAAACAACATCATTACAGTTGCAAGTACAACTGGCATAACAGTTGGTGCACCAGTACAGTTTGCTGGTACAGTGGCTGGTAACATTGTTGCTGGTACAACTTATTATATTACACAAGTAGTCAACGCAACTACTATTGCAATCAGTTCTACATTTAAAGCCGCAAACTTTGCGCTTACTACAACAACAGCTCAATCGTTTACATTAAACGTAAGTGCAAGTTTTGGTAACTTGCAGCCAGGCGATGTTGCCAACGCAGTTTACTATGTTACAGCAGTTACTGGTAACTATGTAAAACTCAGTGTGAATCCAACACTAACTCCAGAATATCCGTTGGTAAATGCCAACGGAGCATGGACAGTTAGAGCTGGTGATATACTGGGTGGTGCAACTACTACTATTCTTGAAACTGCATCAGGCGGTAACTGGGCACGTTTAAGCAACAGCGTGAGTGCAACAGTTGGGCAAGTTATTACACCAGTAACTGACTCT